AGGAGGTATCTAAGACGATAGATAATATGAGGCAATCAAAGTTTTTAGGGATTATTAGTGAGGCAATTGCACAAGTAATAGGTGAGATCTCTTTGTAAAAACATGCGTCCTTAGCTCAGCTGGCAGAGCATCTGTTTTCCAAACAGAGGGTCATTGGTTTAAATCCAATAGGACGCTCCATACTATTAACGATTGACAATAGGAGTAAGATTGTGTCATTCAGTAAACAATCTCGTTACCTCGACAACACAATGATTTCCACCTACAAGGAGTGCCCTCGCAAATACTTGATGCGGCATGTCCTCGGTTGGACAATTGATGGTGGTGGCCTTAAGCCTCCAGCATTGGTATTCGGCAGTAGTTGGCACGCCGGCATGGATGAAATGTGGGGTGCCGGAAAGGAGTTGAGCATCGGTGACCGTGTTGACTTGGCGATGGAAGGTTTCCGCAAACAGTGGGAGGAAGATAACTACACCTTCGAGTTGTCCATGGAACAACAGGATGATCTCGGCGCTCGTACACCCGGCACTGCCCATGAAATGTTCTACTCCTACTCAACGCAGCGGGATAGGATGATTCGGGAATGCACCGTCCTCGGTATTGAACAACCAATGGCCATGCCCTTTCCCGGCCTTGACGATACATGGTACGTTGGAAAACTCGACAAAGTTGTCGATTACAACGGCATCCACGTCCTCGAACATAAGACAACCACCCTCTATCGCATCAAAGGTAACTTCGACAACGATTACCTGGAGAGTTGGAATAGTGCCTCACAGGTGAAGGGTTACCAGATGATGGGTAGTATCCATTACCCAAAGCTGCAAGATGTATGGGTTGATTGCTCCCTCGTTCATAAGAAGGTACATGATGCCTTCAAATTCGTCGCCGTTGCACATGAATGGTCCTTGCTGCAAGAATGGATTACCGATACCAAAAGGTGGATATACACCATTCAAGACGAGACGAAGGAATATGAGAAGTATGGGAATCTGGAGGCAGGTACGTTTCGTCGCAACGAGGATAACTGTTATGGCAAGTACAGCAAATGCCCCTTCCTCAACATTTGTAGTACATGCAGTGACCCCACTAAGTTGAGCGAAGTCCCCGCCGGGTATGTTGAGGAGAGATGGGAACCGTTTGATGTCCTCAAGCTTGATAAATTGATTAAGGGGGTGTGACGTGTCGATTGATTCAAGGTACAGTATGCGAGGTTACTTCTCTGTTGACAAGGGAGGTGCCTACGTAACTTGCCGTATGTACTCTGGTCCTCTCGGTTATGGTATGCACAATGGAAATCTGAAATTCCCCCTAACGGAATGGAGTAAGGCCAAGGAGGTGTTGAAGGCAGTAACGTGGTACGAAGATGAACAACCGTTGATTCAAAACTAACTATTGATGATTGGAGTAAGGCAAATGAAACTCGATAAACTGGCAGTAACTTGGAATGATTACACTTTCACGAATGAGGGCATCCTCCCCAAGTCATATGGTGGTAAGGTTGTCTTCCGTGATGAAGACGGTAACACAACACAAGTAACCCTTTCGGCAGGTGCGATTGACCAAATCATGCAGGTTGTTGCAATTGAAGTTGCAAATAATGCTCGCCGCATGCTGGGGTCTATGACTCTTGAGGCAATTCGTGATAGTGCCCGTCCTCTTGCCATCACTAAGGAAGAAATTCCTGTAGGAGAGTGGGAAGAGGTAGATACTAATGAGATTCCCTTCTAATGAAACTTGACCTCTCAAACATACCCGAGCATATGCATGCTGGGATTCAAGGTTACGTAGATCATGGATGGAAGCCTGGAAGTTTCTTTTACGCAGTCCTCCGTAATAATCTTGTAGATGCGGCTAGTAATGCTGATGATAAGAATATAAAGCATCTTGTTGATTATGCTAGCCTTTTATACAATGAAATTCCCGGGGCTGCCTGGGGAGATTCCGACACCGTTGATAGATGGGTAAAGGCAGGTGGCATGGATCAGTACACCAAGGAACAATAATGGCAAATGCCCTCGAAAGTAAAGCAACAACGCAGCATCGTTTCCTCGTTCTCGGTGATACAGGTAGTGGCAAGACAACGCAATTTCTCACCCTTCCGGGGAAGAAATTTGCTTATTTGTTCGACCCCAATGCCTTGTTATCATTGCGAGGATATGATGTTGAATATGAGGAGTTCTTCCCTGACTCCCTCAACCTCAACGTGCAATCCTTGAGCAAGGCAAAGGGCGGAGACAAGGTAACCGCACACAAGAATATCGTATATCAGGAGTGGCAGAAGGATTTTGAGGAGAGGTACAAGGACGGCTTCTTCGATAATTACGATGTTATCGGTATGGATAGTGCCACCACATTCCTCGATCTAATCATGGACCGAACCCTAACAATCAATGGAAGGCCGGGAAGTTGGCCGCAGCAAGATGATTACGGTCCGCAGATGACCGTATTCACTAATGTATGCCGCACCTTGGTATCATTAGGCAAGACAATCTACATGACCGGCCACATGCAGATGAAGCAGGATGAATTGACGAAGAGGATCTTTAGGCAGCCGATGATGACTGGCCAATTGCGCAACAAAATTCCCCTCCTCTTCAGTGATATTTTCGTTGCGGAGGTTGAGAATGACGGGCAAGGGCACATCCACCATAAGTTCCAAACAGTGCCCGATAAGATTACAACCGCCATTCGAACAAGTATTAAGGGATTGGACCCCTTCGAGGATGTAACCCTCGATTTCACGAAACCCTTGGAAGGGCAGGGATTGGGGAAAATCTTACAGTTGGAAAAGGAAGGAAAGTTATAATAAACCCCGTAACAAATTGTTACGGCTCCTCTCAAACAGAGAGGCAACAGAGTCTATAGCCTCCTCATTCCGAGGAGAGTAGGCAAACAGAGAAAAGAGAGAAAATAAAATGTCATATCTTCCCGAAAACCTCGACGACGTTGAAGAAGCGAAGCCGGCGCCACTTGGTACCTATGAGTTGCAGATTGTCCGTTGTGAAGAGAAGGAGACGGGTCCGAACAGTGCCAACCCTGGAAAGCCCATTTTTCATATTCATCTGGCCTTCACGGACCTTGAATTGAATGCCCCTGCTGTTCGTCATTACCTCACCCTCCCTTACGAGGGTGATGAGAATGGTGCCTTCAAGTTGTTGATGTTGAAGAGATTCCTCGCATTGTTCAATGTCCCCTACAGCAGCGACACTAGCACCTTGGCCATGAACATGATTGGTCAAACTGCAATGGTTGACGTTAGCTTGGGAGACCCTCGTGAAGAGGGTGGCGATATCTTTAACGAGATTCGTGTACCGAAGATTCGTGGTGAGGTTGCAGGTGGTCACGGTAAGGCACCCGGCCGTCGGCGTGCATAATAAGTAAAGTTGCAATGCTTGCCTCTTCCCTGTAAAAGGGGAAGGGGCTTTTTGCATTCCTACAAGGCCAACAAATGGATGCCACCACTAACTTAAACACACAAGACTGGTACGTTGCCGACTGTCCCTTGGCAGACGCACAGGCTCTTGTGAAGGAGTTTCATTATGCAAAAGGTGGAAGTACAAGCGCAATCTACACGCATGGGATGTTCCGCAAGGCAGATAACTTCCTCATGGGAATCGCTTGGTGGACACCCCCTACGAAAGATACTGCCCTCACCGTCAATGCCTCCGATTGGCGTCGAGTCCTTAATTTATCTCGACTTGTTATTCGCCCTGAAGCCCCGAGAAATGCTGCCTCTTTCCTCCTTGGAAAAAGTATCAAGTTAATTAAGAAGGACAAAAGATTTGTTAGCCTTGTAACATTCGCCGACGAAGCACAAGGGCATAATGGCGGAATATACAAAGCAACCAACTGGCTTTACATGGGCCGTGTTGGCCCACATGCCCGCTGGATTGACCCCAAAACAGAAAGGCAAGTAAGTAACGCACACAAGAATAGCACCATCATGTACGCGATGGGCTATGTTAAAATGAAATCGTTTTACAAACACAAGTTCATCTTCCACCTAACAAAGAGTGATGGAGATAAAAAAGTGTCACAATTAATTGACCTAGTAACACCTATCGAGAATCAATCGGATGAGGAGTTATTGAAACGCCTTGATGAATTGCGAAACAGGAGGGAAGTAGTGCGGCCGGCAGCAAAAGCTAGGGTTGTGAAGGAGAAGAAAAAGGTACAGAAGAAAGCCGTCACCGCTGCCGAGAAACTATTGGCAGACCTAACACCCGATCAACTTGCTATTCTACTGGAGGGACTGAATAATGCCTGATTATGATAAATTAATAATTCTTCTTAAAGAATTGGTAGATGAGTGGGAATTACATGAAGGTGCTTACTATAATGCAGAGGGAGATATTTTTGGTCAATGCGCCAGAGAATTAAAAAATGTAATTAAACCCTATGAATTCTAAGGAGATGCAGGTGAAAGACAAATTGAAAATGGTAAAGGTAGCTGACATTATTGTCGATGAACGCTACCGTGTTGACCTCGGCAACATCGAAGACCTCCAGGAGAGTATTCGTGAGAAAGGTATCCTCCAACCAATTACACTTTCTTCTGACCTACATCTATTGGCCGGCGGTCGTCGCTATACAGCTAGTGTGGCTTTGGGTCTTGTGGAGATTCCTGCATTACTTCGTGTGATAGAAGGGGAGATAGATGCCCGTGAAATTGAACTAATTGAGAACATACATCGCAAGGAGTTCACCTGGCAAGAGCAGGCAAAATTGATTGCTCGC